TTACGATATTAACGATGGGGATATGGTTTTATTCACATTGAGAAAGGGGGATGCGAATGTGTAACCCTATTGCATTAACGGCAGCGAGTATGGTTGGTACATTGTTTACACAACACCAACAAGGTAAGGCACAAGCTGCAATGTACGCACAACAAGCAAGGGTGGCAGAGGCTAATGCACGCATTAGTGATCGCAAGCAAGAACAGATTGCAGACCAAGCCTTGCAAGAACGAGATAAAATGTCAGATAAGATGCGACTTATCCAAGGACAGAATACGGCAGAAACTGGTGCAAGTGGCTTGATGATGGCTGGTACACCATTACAGTTGATGGCTAGTAGCTATGACGAGTACAACAAGGATATTCAGAATTGGGAAACTAACAAAAATAACAGTATCTACAATGAATATCTTAACGGCATGAACTACCGCAACGAGGCAAGCACCGCACGTGTAGCGGCAAGTAATGCTAAATCACAAACTAGAATGGCTATGTTAGGAACGATATTGAGTGGTGCATCTAGTATCTATGGTCTTAAAGGTCAGTATGGCGGTAGTAATATTAAAGCTAATACAAACTACTACACACCAAATGAAAGTGCATTAAAAGCAGCTGGTGTATCAAATGTTAAGTTTGTTACAAGAGGTGCAGTTAGAAATAATAGGTGGGGCATTTAATGAAGTTAGTTAATTACAATGGCGAACAAAAACTAAATACCATAAGCGGTGGTGTTCAAGCTACTGGAAATGAATTAGCGTTTGGCGGTAATCAACAAGGCTTAAAAGGTGTAATTAATGCCATTGATAATATTAACGCACAGATGCAAAAGCGACTTGATGAAGATTTGAACATTGCCTACATGAACGCTGAAACAGATTATAAGAACAGGATATCTTATGAACTGACAAATAAGGAAAATGGTATTCTTCATAAAGAACTTGATGGCGCTGCTAATGCTACGCAACTGTTTAACGAAGCGGAAAGCAATATCAGACAAGATGTGTTTAACAAGTTACCTAATAACGATAGATTGCGTGAGCGTTTTCTTCAAATGGTGGAAAAAGACTATCACGCAAATAATATGCGTGTACAAGTACATGAGCGTTCTGAACGTGAAAAGTACAAAGATGTAACTTTCAACAACAATGTAAAATCATCTGAACAGATTGCAGTACTAGGTTATAACAACCCTAACATTGTATCTAATTCTCTTAACACCATTAAAAATAGTATTGAAACTATGTATGGTGATAGAGGTGAAGAGTTTGTAAAAGCTAAATATCAAGAAGTAGCTGACAGAGTAGGTGCTTCAATTATTGATGAAACAGTAACACGGAATGATATTACTGCAGGTCCACAAACAATCGCAGCACTACGAGAAATGGGTGTAAGTGAGGGGATATTATCTAAAGCTGCAGTAGCCATCGATAAGGTAAATACGCAACAAACAATCGATAAACGTATTGTAGGTGATGTAGATACCTATGGTGAAGATGATGCAAGTATCGAAAAAGGTGCTGATGCGTTTATTGCTAGTCTACCTAAAGCAGGGCAAGGCGGAAATTTAAATATAGCTGCACTTGATAGTGCGGTTAATGAACAGTTAGGTAAGCCGTATCTGCTTGGTGGTGATGGTGGTGAAAGTACAGACTGTGGCAAATTTACGCTTGATGTGTCCGCAAAAGCTGGTGTTACTCTTAACTATCGCACCGCAGATGGCCAGTACTTACAAGCTGAACAAGAGGGTAAACTCATACATGATATATCGCAAGCACAAAAGGGCGATTTAGTCTTTTGGCACGTTCCAAGTAATGAGGCTAGATGGGCAACTAGTGATGATCCAAGTGCAGTTAATTCTGACGATAAAGCCTATAAGGGTGTAACTCATGTAGGGGTTTATATGGGCGATGGTAAAGTTGCACAAGCTGGTAGCGGTGGTGTGTCTATCGTAAGTACTGATATATATCCAATCGTTGGTGTAGGTAAGTTTAGCGGTAGTGCTAAAGGCTATACAGACGGCGAACTCTTACAAAAACGAGAAGAGTATATGAAAGCCTATAAGGTGGAAGTATCAAAACGTAAGAAAGCAAGAGCAGAGGCACTAGCACGGCAAAAAGAGGCTATTCAACTACAACTAATAGAAATGGGTAAGAATGGTGCATCTAGTGGTGAAATGGCTAATTTCTTAGATAATGCTATTGGTGATAACAAAGAATTGACACTAGCATTTGGTTCACAAAGAAATCAATTCATGAGAGCAAATGAAAGAGAACAACAAGCTGCTAACCAATCATGGGGAATGAATGAGATACGTTCTATGGTTGGTAATAATCGACCACAAGAGGAAATCTTCAAATTCATTGATGATAATCATATTAATTTATCATTGGAACAATACAACTCATTACGTAGAACAGTTAATGACCGTGATAACGGAACTGGTGATTATGCACCAGAGTTAGCCGGTGTGAATTATGTTCTTAATGATAGTTTAGAGAACATGAACGAACAACAAAAGGGGTTAGCACGGTTAGGCTTTAAACAACAAATGGGTGCATGGGTATCTAAGTTTAGAGCATCTGAGGGGAGAGAACCAACAAGTACTGAGTTAGATTGGGCTGCACATGAAATAGCAGGTAATACAATAATAGAAACAACAAAAGTAGAACACTTCTGGCAAAATGGAGATAATTATAAAACTAATACATCGATGGCTATGTTGGCTGGTGATGGTATTGTTAATTGGAAAGTACTTGGTGATACACATTATATAAGACTTTATAAATCTAATGGTGATTTTGAAGATATGGATGAGGGTACATTCCATGCTAAGTATAATATTGAGGGATAGGTGGAAATATGTCTAATAACCCATGGAAAATAGAACAACAGAAAATCAACCCATTTATTAACAAGGATGGCGATCATGGAGAATTAGGCACACCTGTTAATGGAGTTGTAGGTAATGCGGTAGATGCAGTAAAACAAGTAGGTAATGCATTAGGTAGTTTAGCAGATGCACCTTATCTAGTCGATACAACTGGTAGCGGTAAGGATAGAACTTTACAAACTGTATCTACCATTGGTGAGGCTTTAAAAGAAAACCCTATTGTAAATAACCCAGCCTTGCAAGCTGCATCCGCACGTTTTATCTATGCAAGCAATGATGCGGTAAAAGCTAATGCAGCACTAGACTATGCAAGCAAGTTAAATATTGGTGCAGATGCTATTTTGAATAGTGGTGAAACAGGGTTCACAAGGGCAGCATATCTTGCTAATCAAGTAGATAGAGGGCGAACAGTACAGTCATTGTATGATGAATACCCTGAACTGTATAAAGTGAAATATGGTTCACAGTCCGAGGCTATTTATGGTTTAGAGAATTTACAGTCCGTTAAATCTACTCATGGTATATGGGATAGTATCCAACAAAATATATGGTCTATTAATGATCAGATGAAATTGGGCGATGCTGGGTATGAGTTATCTAACACTACAGACATTAAGAAAATCGAAGAATTAACAAACGAAATTCAACGCTTACAAACTAACCTTTCAAATTATCGTCATGCAGATGGAATGGATGTGGCACAATCTGTTATCGGTGAAACCGCAGGTCAAAGCTACATGATGGCTAAACAAGGTGGTATAGGTGCGGTAGCTGGTGCAGTTGCTGGTGCATTAATCGGTGGCTTGGCTACAGAGGGTGTAGGTGTTGGTGCTGGTGCTGCTACTGGTGCTAAATGGGGTGGCGGTGCTGACATGGCACGGAATATGTACAAAATGTCATTTGGCAATAAGTACATTGAACTCACTCAAAAGAAAGATGCAAACGGCAACCGAGTATACACAGACCAAGAGGCTAATCAATATGCTATGTCTTACGCTGCTATTGATGCAGGTATTGAGTTTGCAGCAACTGCAGCTATGGGTAAAGCCTTTAAAGCAGTAGCACCTAAAGGTATGATTGCAAAAGCTATTAGCGCTGGTGTTGGTGATACTGTTAAAACATTTGATAGAGGTATTGGAACAACTGTTGCACAGATGGCTAAAAACTCTATTAAAGCTGGTGTGCCTGAACTCTTTGAAGAGGGCTTGCAAGATGTAAACGAAAAGGTACAACACAACCTAACACGCAAGGATAATGACCTAGAGGGTTATTATAGCGTAGGCGATATTGTTATAGGTTCATTAGATGCTATGAAACAAGCCTTGCCAGCGGTAATCGGTTTTGGTGCTATCGGTGGTGCGGTAGGTGGTGTGCGTACTGCAAAGGCTTTTCGTGATTTCCAAAAATTGACACCAGAGCAACAACAAGCAGCTATCATTGCAGAGCAAAACCGCAATGGTGCAGTCATTATGGATAATGTTCGTAAGGATAGTACTACCAATAAAATCGCAAAAGAAAACCCTGAACTATACGGAAAAATCGTACAAGCACAGGGCGATAAGATTGGTGTATCAACTCAATATGTAGATGTAGCGGAATTAGTACAATCTGAAAACGGACAACTAGCAATTCGTGATATGGTAGACAATGGCTTGGTAACACAAGAGGAAGTAAAAGCAGCTATTGAGGCAGATGCACCTATTGAAATTCCTATTGGTAGTTATGCACAAGTATCAATGAACTTATCCGATGAAACAGTAGATGCATTGAAACAAACCTCTTACTTTACACGTGGTGGCATGTCATTGGCTACGCTAGAACGTGCAAAACAAGAAGTAGATGTAGCTAAATCGGTATTGAAAGATGATACCTCTAAACGTGCGGAACGTATCAAAGATGATATTATCCGTAATGAATTTGAGGGTGCAAGTGATATAGATCGTGAAGTACTTAACGAGGTACTATCTGACCCTACGAACATTAAACGTAATTTCAACAACTTATTGCATACATTAAAAGAACAGTATAGAGAAACCTATGCTAGTGATTTTGACAATGCAGATAAATCTATCAATGATGCGGTAAGTACTGGTGTTGAACCACAATGGTTAGTTGATTATAAAGCTAACAATGGTGGTAAAGCACCACGCACTAATGCAGAACGCAGACGAGCAGCATATGAGTATAGCCGAGCAACTACAACGGCAAGCCTTGATGGTAATGCTGATGCATTAGCACAATCTGATGCACATTATGCTGACATGGAACATATGTTGATGCAAATCGAAAGTTTAGAGGCTATGAAAGATAAAGTCTTTGAAATTGCTGATAAGAATGTTGCACTACGTATGAATCTAACAAAAGCAGGTCATGAAGTATATACAAAGGTTCGTGAACTGTTAGAAAATAGCACTAAAGGTCATATCAAGCAACAAGCACATGAGGATGCATTGTTGGTGGCAACTCATGCGGATGTGTTCGCACAAATCATGCGTGAGGCTGGCAATGCACGTTATACCGCTATGGACTACCTCAATACTGTAAGATTTGATATAAATGCTAAATTAAACGGAAAAGATGGTTATGCACAAGCAGCATGGCATGGTTCACCATATGATTTTGATGAATTTGATTTGGGTGGTATTGGCGGTGGTTTAGGTACACAAGCATTTGGCTGGGGTTTGTATTTTGCGGAAAAAAGAAGTGTAGCTGAAAAATATAAAGTAGAACGTAAATCTAAAAATAAATTTACTTTAAAAGGTAATGATATACCAATTGAGTATGCTCCTGTTATCGAGCAGATATTTGGTGGTATCAATGTAGAAAACAATAAAGAAACTCTATTAAATCGTTTGGTTATGCATAGAGATGCTGAACAAAGTAATTTAGATATAGTTGCAAAAAATCTAAATGAATTAGATGGTGTTTTAGATTTTATAACACAAAATAATAAATTGACTATTAGTAAGCTACCGACACTTGTTGATAATAAGCTTGAACGGATGGCAACTGTTATTTTAAACGATGCTAAAGTCAAAGCTAAATCTGATAACAAACGAGTGAATAAAGAATATCTATTTGATGCTATTGAGGAAGAGCGAAAAAAATATAATAAGCATTATATTTTTTATAATGATATCGTTTCGAAAATTTCATATCTAATTGATAACATTGATAGTTTTGAAGTAACTTCTGTTTATAAACCAACATTATATAATGTTGAAGTTCCAGATACAGACACAATGTTAGATTACTCAAAACCAATTAAGGAACAATCGGAATATGTTTTAGAAAAAATCAAACAATTAGAATTGACTGACACAAATATAACTGGCAAAGAGTTTTATAACGATTTATCAGAGCGTTTAGGTAGTGATAAAAAAGCATCTCTTAAATTGAATGAATTAGGTATAAAAGGAATTAGATATAAACAAGGACTTACACATAACTTTGTAGTATTTGACGATAAATCCATTCAAATCATCGAAAAATATAATCAGTCTATCAACGGTATGACTACCATCAAATCTAAAACAGAACGTATTGTAGAATTATTTAAAACCGCTGATAAATCAACATTCATGCATGAGATGGGTCATGTATTCTTTGACGATATTAAGACCTTAGCCGAAATGGAAAATGCACCGCAACAAGTCAAAGATGATTGGCAAGCGTTGAAAGAGTGGAGCGGTTGGAACGATAACGAAACTATCAATACAGATGCACATGAGAAATTCGCTAGAGGTTTTGAGTCTTACCTAAGAGAGGGTGAAGCACCTACTAAATTCCTTGAACGCACATTCAGACGATTTAGTAAGTGGTTGAGTGCTATCTATCGTGCAGTATCAAGACTTGGCGGTTTACCACCTAAAGATATTAGGGAAATTATGGATCGTATGCTTGCAACCCAAGAGGATATTGAGGCATACGCAGAGCAACAACAACTTGAACAATTCGAGAAAACCGAACTCTACAAACAGTTATCCGAGCAAGACCAAGCACGTATGCAGTCCTATATCGCAGATGTTAAGGAAAAAGCAAAAGAACGTGTGATGCGAAAACTCATGAAAGAATTGGATAACAGACCTATCAAGGAATGGGAAGAAGAAAAGGATGCTATCCAAATTGAAATCGAAAAACGATTGATTGAGCAATATCCTATCTACAAGGAACATCAACGCTATAACGTGTTTGGTGCTGGTGCTTTGAAAGATACACAGTACAATTCCATTGAAGAGTTAGAAAAAGCGGAAGTAGAACAAACTGGCGCTACATTTAACGATGCTATCAATCAAGAAATGGACAATGCGAAAGCAGCGTTTATGCGTGATAACAACGTAGGCAAAACCAACGAGCAAATCGCAGAGGAAATCTTGCTTAGTACCCAAGGTCAAATGAGATTAACCGAAGAAGAAAGTAAGATTATTCAAAAGTCTACTAATCGTGAACTAGCGAAGAACTGGGAATTGTTAGAACGTATTCGTAAACTAGACCCTAACGCAGAAACTATCGATACAGAATTAAGCGAAATCGAAAAAGAGGTTAAACCTACTAAGTACGATATTCTTAAATCTGATAAGAAAAAAGTAGATGCTGCACTAGTTGATACAACAAAGGAACTTGAAAAAGCGGAACGCTTAATCGAAAAGTTGAACAATGAAAAAGCGGAACTTACAGATAAAGCTAAGGAACGTGAGAGCGAACTAAAAGATAAGAATAGTGAGTTATCTAAACGATTAACAACTATTACTAATCAACTAGATCGTGCTATTGAACAAAAAGAACGATTAGCAGAACGCACACAAGAACGAGCCGAAAAGCAAGAATTAAAAGCTAGTGAACGTATTGAGCAATTAAAAGATGAGTTACAAGACCGCATCAATAATGTACGTTCTATTCGTGGTGCTGGACTTGGTACAATTTCTGATTACATGAACCGAGCAAGAAAAGAGTTAGGTGAATTGCCTATATCTAATGCGGTACAGTTTAAGACTTATCAGAATAAAGCCGTTACTGCTGGTAAAAAAGCAGATAGAGCATTGGCAAGTGGCAAGGTTGATAAAGCACTAGGATATAAACGTGAACAAATGCTCCAACAAGCAAGGGCAAGAGTAGCGTTTGAAAACTTTGAAAAGTCCAAGAAATTGCGATTGAAATTAAAACAACAATTACAACGCATGACTAGACCTAAAAACCCTATTGCTATTGAACCTAATATGCGTTATTTCTATGCACATATGGCATACCAAATGGGTTTAACTAAGTACGATGGACTAGCACCTACTGATGGTTTTGATATGAATACAGTATTATCCGCACTTGATGTGGATGCACTTATTCTTAACCAACAATCTATGGTTCAATTAGAACCTTGGATAGCCGAAATGTTTTATTCTAAAACACCTAAATCATTTAAATCAATCACAATGAATGAATTAGAAACCTTAGAAGAACTCATGACTGGTATGTACAAGAACGGCAGAAACGAGTATGAGGGTACAACCATTTTGAATGATGAGGGTAAAAGCATATCGTTTGAAAATGCAGTACAAGAAATCATCGGTGAGGCTACTGAAACATTTGGTGGCGCAACTGGTGATGTGTTTAACATTCTTAATAACCAAACGAAAACCGATGCAGTTAGTGGTAAGCTATATGGTTTCCACCTAGCATTGATGAAAGTTGAAACATTCCTAAGACGAATGGGTGGCGGTAAGAACGGCTTTGCAGTTAAATACATCTATGACCCAATCAGTCGAGCAACGCAAGCGTTCAACGAGCGTAAGGAAGTATCAATGCGTAGATTGGCTAAGGATGTAGGAATATATTCCAAGCGTGAGTTATTCAATATGCGTAATGAACATCTATATACAGTTGGTAACTTGTATGGACTTACTAAAGAGCAATTAATCATGATTGCCCTTAACTGGGGTACAGAAAGTAACCGACAACGTGTAATGGAAACTACAAAGGCAAATGAAGTTGAAATTGAACGTGCGTTCCAAGAACACATGACTGATAAGGACTGGGAGTTTGTTATTCGCACATGGGATCATATCAATTCGTTCTTTGAAGAACGCAGTAAGGTTCAAGAGGAATTGTATGGAAACCCATTAAAGAAAGTAGAGGGTTTAACATTCTCTATTGGTGGTAGAAATATTGAGGGGCAATATTTCCCAATCGTGTATAACCCTAAAGTCAATGCATCTGTTAGCGACAATCAAGTTGAAGATATTGCAAAAACTATGGTTAGTAGTAATGCAGTATGGGGAACTGGTATGAGTGCTACAAAATCACGTTTAGATGTGGTTAAGGATAAATCATTGTTGCTTGATTTTGATGTAATTCCTAATGCTATCACAGAGGCTATTAATCATGTAACAATGCGTAAAGCAGTAACTGATGTTAATAAGTTAATCTCTAATCGTGAACTACAAAACTACATTGTAGATAAATTTGGTGCAGATACTTACCAATTCTTACGAACTTGGGTTAGAGATAACTGGCAAGATGAGGCAGCTAAAACAAACGATATAGACCGATTAATTCTTACGCTTAAAAAGAATACATCAACCGCAGTCATGGCTGGTAGAGTATCAGTAGCGTTACAGAATGCGTTGAACATTCCTGTTGCGTTCTATCGTATCGGTGTAGTTAATACGATTAGAGCCATCAATCATGCTGGTATTGGTTTCTATGGACATGGCACTACAACATATAACAACACTAGAGATTTTGTATTAGGTCAATCAATCTTCATGCGTGAACGCATCCAAACATTAGATAAAGACTTGAAACAAGGTTTATCTATCGCTGGTAAAGGCTTACGTTTAGGTGATACGAACGTAGGTGGTTATAAGGTAGAACAACTTGCAAATGTTCGAGATGATATAAACCAAATGGGGTTTAGGTTACTTACGGAAACAGACTTTGCATTATCTATTCCAGTATGGAAGTTTGCATATGATCAAAAGCAAGCGGAACTGATTGGTAAAGAGGGTGTAAGTCCTGAATGGATAGAACAACAATCTGTTGAGGCTGGTGATAGAGCAGTACGTGATATATTTGGTAGCGGCGATACAAAGGATGCTGCTGCTATTCAGCGTTCACGTTCTACATTCACTCAATTATTCGTTCCGTTCTATTCATACGCTAATACACTTTATAACATCATCACAGAGGGTAACTATGCACGTAAGGATAACGGCGATTATGCAAGGTTCGTTAAAATGCTATGGTGGACATTGATTTCACAAGCAGTAGGTATGATGGCTTACAAAGCCTTAACGAATGGCGATGATGACAAACCAGAAGATTTAGCTAAGTCATTTATTGAAGAGTTAGTTTCACAAGGTACTATGGGTGTACCAATCATCCGTGATATGTCAAATATGGCTATGAAATACATTTTAGGTGATAGACCATTTAATAAAGGTAATAGCGTTATGGCTTTGAGTATCGTTGAGAAATTCTACGATGTTGGAAATGCTATTATCAATGATAAAAAAGATGGCGTAGATTTAGGTAGAAGTCTTAGTCAGTTAGCTAACAGGGCAACTGGGTTTAGTGATACTGTTACTGACGGCTTATGGACATTAGCTAAGTATGCGTTCACCGATACTGATGCATCATTAGAAGATGTAATCATGGCTATTGCATTTGACCGTAGATTAAAAACTAAAAAAGAAAAGAAACATTGATAAATAAGGACTATCCAAAAGGGTAGTCCTATTTATATACAACTGAAAGGGGATGTTATATTGACACCAGAAGTACTTAGACCATCTGTAACGTATCAATGCGATGGGGTAAATAAGCGTTTTATTTTCCCTTACGATTTCGTGCAAATTGAGGATATTCGCTTAACTGTGGTTGACCTTGACGGAACAGAAGAGGTGCAATCGCACAATATCGCATATGATGAAATGGATAAGGCTATTATTTATCCTAACGATGGCGATGCATTGGCTAGTGGAAAGAAAGTTATCCTTGAGCGTGTTACTCCGATTTCACAAGATACAGATTTACCTGATGAGTACCCATTCGAGAATATCGAACATTCAACAGATAAAATCATTATGATCTTGCAAGAAATGAAAGCGGAACTTAACCGCAGTTTAAAGGTAAGACCACATAGCGATGAAAACCCTGACGATTTAGTGAAATTGATTGTTGAGCGTTCCGTAAAAGCTGCAGAAGATGCAATAAAAGCAGTAGCAACGATTGAGGCTAAAACGGATAAAGTAAGTAATGACTTAGACACAATCAGTCAGTTAAACGCAGAAATCAAAGCATTGGCAGAACGTGCGGAAACTGCTGCTGAGAAAGCCGAGCAAGTATCATACCCTAATGCGAAAGGGTTAGTAACAAAAGCTGATGCGGATGCAAAGTATCAAACTAAAGATAGTTTAACAGGCATCGTATCGGTAAAAGACTTTGGTGCGGTAGGTGATGGCGTAGCGGACGATACTGCAGCATTTAAGAAAGCTAATAATAATTTAGAAAATAAAATCTTATTTGTGCCTAGTGGTATTTACAAATTAAATGAACACATCACATTTAACACAGTAGGTTCTGTAATGGATATGGGTACATATTCCAATATCAAGCCGTTCTATCCTACTGAAACACCAATGCTAAAAGGTGCTAATAATATTGCATTTGTAAAAAACATCCAATATGGCGAAGAGGTAAACCAATGCCAAGGGTTTACCTATAACGATAAAAAGAATGTATTCGTATTAGCTTGTATCAATGGTGATGGCACAACTCAAATATTATATGAATTGAATGCTGATACATTGGAAATCGTAGGCACATACAAATATAATGACTCCGAAAAAATGGGGCATTGTAATACGATGTGCTACAACAAAAACACCAATAAGATTTATTTGGCCAATGGTTTGAAAAATGGTAACAACCTAACAGTACTTGATGCGGACACAATGCAATATGAACGCACTATTACATTAAATGAACGTGTATTTAATATTGCCTATGACCATATCACACGCACTTATGCAAGCATCGTACCAATTAGTGGAAACAAACGTGTTCGTCAAATCAATTTGTACAATGATGATTTTGTGAAAATGAAATCATATCAAGTTGATTACCAATACGATGATTTCAATAACAATGGTGCTTTCATGCTAAATGGTTGCATCATGAGTGCTACTTTAGGAAGTTTAGTTGAATGCACTCCATTTGGCACAGTTAAACAAATAATCGAAATTAACCCTAAGACTGAAATTGAAGATATAGCATATTACAACGGCAAATTCTATTTTGCGGTTTTAACTATGCAGCCTAATAAGCGACATAAAGTGGATATTTATGTTGGTGATCCAAGCCGTGAATATGAAAACTCTATCAATACTCAAAAGCTAACTAGCCTTGACTACCTTAAACTAACTGGTGGCAATGTAACTGGTGCAATCAAAATGGCTAACAATACCTTGATTGAGGGCTTTAAGACGGATGGTCATGGTGTTGGTATGGTTAAAGTGTCCACTAATGATGGCATAGAATTTGGCGATGCATCTGTTAATGTGTTTGTGAAAGGTAAGGAGTTTAAGTACTATGACGGCACAGATAGTTTTACAGTACTAACAACAAAGCACTACGGAACTGCAATTTATAATAAGAAACAAATTGATGATGCATTTGTTAAGAAAGGTGATGTAGGCTCTGTATCTAATGGTGCTAACAAACAAATGACTATCACACATCCACTATTTGGAGATGGTGCTACAGAATGTGGTGATTGTACATTTATTGGTGTAGATGGTAAATGGTTTATTATCGATAGTTTACAGAAAACCGATGCTAACCTAAACTCTATTCTTAAATGTATGACGGATAATAACATTGAAAGGTTTGAGTTTGGTTTTGTTTCTCACTACCATAGCGACCACATCGGAAACTTTGCTGAACTCATCAAGCGTGGCAAGATTGCTAAAATGTATTTACCAAATCCAGATAAAACTGAGGTTACTGGTAGATATGGTATGACCGCACAAGTACTCAATACGATTGCTAATGGCATTAAGGCAGAATGTACTGCTAAGAGTGTTCCAGTAGAAACTATCGAGCCTAAGACAATCGATTTTAATGGTGCATCCATTACGTTCTATAACTGTAGTGATTATGATTACAACTATTATCGCTCCATTAACAACGATGATTACAATAACGTGTCCGCTTGTTTAGAAATTAATTATCTAAACCGTACCGCAATATTTGAGGGTGATAGTAATTATAACGCTATGGAACGAAACGCTATGCGTAACCCAGTTAATGTTGATTACTTGAAATCTAATCATCATGGCATTTCGCAAGTTCCTATTTCTTACCGCAAACTAAACCCTAGGGATGTAATGGTTACCGCTACACAAAGTTTTGCTAGAGAGAATTTGTATGTACAAAATTTCCAAGCCACATTCTTACAAATGGGGTGTAATTTGTATTTATTAGGCGATCAGACTGTATCACCTAAAATTACTTACTATGGTAACGGACATATCGAATACAACAGGGAACTATTACGAGATGGTACTGCTGGACAAGCAACATCATTAGAAATCTATGTAGATAGAAATTATACAGGCTCACTAAAAACTGGTGATGCACATTCTCCATTTACGCATTTGGCTGATGCGGTACGTTTCATCAATAATGAAAAGTATGCAGCAGTAACTGTTAAATTGAGTGCTGGCGATTACACAAGACCAGCTGATATGGGAGATGCTGACAAAGCACATACTGAACTAGCTTTAAAGAACATCAATAATAAAGTTATGTTCATGACAAATGGTAGTGGTCAAGCTAACTTGCCACCATTAAATATCGAGTTGTGTAGGTCTATCTATTTTAAAAATGTAACTCTAACTGGTGTGAGTGGTGCGTTTAATCGTAAAGTCCAAATCTACGATAGCGGTGTTACGTTTGATAAATGCAAATTAGATAGCGTTAAAAATCCAGCTATAACAAGTGGTGATAATGTAGTAATACAAATACAAGGTGATAGCAACCTAAAATTAACTGATGTAAATTTCAGTGGTGGTTGGGCTGCATTACAAGTTGCAGGCGGTATGGTTCTATTGACTGGTACAGAGAACCATTGTAGTACTAGCCATGCATATGTATTGACTAGCGGATATATCATGGTTGAAACACCATTTGTAGAGAAGAATAACGTACATAAAGGTGATAGTAGCATTGCTAGTGAGGCTGGAACGATTGTATTTAAGGCGGTTAAGAATGTAGAGTCAATGCCTAAAGGGTTGGCATCAGGCACAATCATTCCAGCAAAAAATACAAACTATCCACAAATTACACAATTTATCGCTACTAAATCATCACCAATAGCAAATTTTGTATACTCCATTATAGATACTACGAAACAAACTGCACCGCAATTTACTGGTCAAATTGGGTACAACGGCGAAGAGGTATATTTTGGTATCAATGGTAAATGGGTAAAAATTAGCAATTAGGGGAGAACAAATGATAGAAGTTGTATTAGCACCTTTCGTGGCAGAGGGGTTTAGCGTAGTAGAGGCGGTGCGAATATCACTAGCTATATTTACGAGTGTTGTGTTGGTGTTTATTGATACTTTGTTGCGTGTCTTAGTCGAGGCACGCAATTTTAATTTGGCTACTAATAGGGAAATCACAATTAAGAATATGTTCCTAGCGATCATATGGCGAGGATGGGCGAGTGTTGAGGTTAATGGAAATCAACGCAGATTTCTTGTAAGCGGAAAACTAAGAGCAGATATGACTAAGAAGTTGGTTAAATCTTATCCGTGGTTATTCCTCTTATCGTTCGTTCTCTTAACCTTGCCTGATGTAGACATTCCAATGTTAGGTCGCATTGATGTGTTTCTATCTACATTGCTGTACTTAATGCCTATTATGGTTGAGTTAGCATCGATTGTAGAGAATATGATTGAACTTGAATTTGTAGAAAGTACATGGTTTCAACGTGCGGTAGATTTGATTAAACAATTAATAGCGTTCGTTAAAAGCGTAAAGGATGCGATTAAATGAAAATTCATTATGAAGATACTATAACCTTAGTGGCACTAGCAACCGCACTAATCATGACTATTTATCTTGAACAGAAAGATTTGGCAAGCGTAATAGTTGGTGTATTAGGTGGTTATATCGGTGCTACTGGTGGTGTTAAGCGTTCCCAATATATGAATGGGGGCAGCAATGACAAAGAAAAGGAGTAATTAGAATGGCTGAATTAGGACAGTTGAGTGCTGAATATGAAAGTAATGGTGATCCAGCGTGTGTATCTAGTGGTTACAATGATGCTGGCGGTATCTCTTATGGTACATATCAACTAGCAAGTAATTGCGGCAGCGTTGATGCGTTTCTTGGTTGGGGTTTAAAACAAGGTGGTTTTTACACCGATTATGCAAGAACCTTGATTGATAGTGGTGAAATCAATTCTGATGGGTTCATTGCTAAGTGGCAAGAACTAGGTACACTTGATGCGGTAGGCTTTGAGAAAATGCAACATGATTACATCAAGTCCGCATACTACGATGTAGCGTGTGAGTACCTAAGACAGAATATGTTTAACGTAGATAAACATTCTAACGCATTAAAAGATGTAGTGTGGAGTAGAACAGTACAATACGGTACTGGTGAAATCGTTAATATGTTCAATGATGCGTTAAAGCTAATGGAAAAGGCATTGAATATTGAGTTACCTAACCTATCCTATATTGATGATAAGCGTTTTGATTATGACCTTATCGCTGGCATCTATGATACGTGCATGAGCCTTGAATGGAATAGTAGCGCATTAATGGATAGCCTAAATAATCGATTTGCCGATGAGAAATTCAAAGCGTTAAAAATGCTAATGGAAGAGGTAGAGGGGGCATAAGAGCGTGTTTATACTTAGTCAGATACTAACTTATATCAAAACACACAAACGCACCATACAGGTGCTAATTCCGCTATTAGTGTTCATGTTCCTGTGTGTAGGATGCTATCATCTGTATAAACAGAAACAGATTGAAAAGCCTGTTGTAATTACACAACAACAAGCTAAATCACCTGTAGAGTTATCAAAAGCAATTCATGTTACAGAACAACAAGCACAAGAAGTTATTTCCATTAAGGAAAGAACTCAACCAGTAGCGACTTATTACACGCAAGCACCTACTGTAGAAATGGCTGCAGAAAAGGTGAAAAAGGATATTGCACATAGCAACCCTAATTTACCTAAAGCAGCAACAGAAAAATCTGATAGAACCGCAGTAGTAGCTAACACAGATAAACAAAAGGTAGATGTGTACAAAATTAAGTTAGATAAACCACATAGTATATTAGCTGGTGTAACAGTAATGACTAATGGTGAGGTATACGAAACAGTAGGCTATGAGGATAAACGCTTTGAGGGGTTGGCGCACTTTAAAGGTTCAGAATTTAAAGGTGCATCCGCATTAGTAAAAGTTGTGAGATGGTAGGTGATCCAAATATCTCCGAGTTGCACGGCTTGCAACAATCAACTGTTAGTTGACAGTTAGGATATATTGATTAAAAGGAAAACATTATGGCACAAGTATTTACATTCGAGGGAAAAACACATCAATTCGCAGAAGATATTCAACCTAACCAAGAGGGGTTATATATGGCAACCTTGGTAGACCAAAACAACGTGCGTTGTGAAATGTGGTTTGTTAATGGCAAGTTGCACCGCTTAGTAGAATTAGATACATAAAACAAATTGAGGGTAGCGTAATTGCTACCCTCTTTTTTATTTGTCGTCAAAAATTCGTCAAAAAATGAATTTTAAATATTGTGTTTTGTGTAAGTGGTTTTAATAAACCATGATATAAAACTTTGGTTATTATAACGTATTTTGAAATTTGAAATAAATTAAAGCGATATAACCTTTTATGATCGTTAAGATTGTATATTTAAAGAAGTGCTTATTTACTGCATCTTTTGTGGTGTAAGTGTGCGGTTCGTCAAAAATCGTCAAAAATTTTATTTAAAAATATTAGCAACCGCATTTGATGCTGCTGCTTTCATTTCATCGTTATAATGCACGTAGGTTTTCATAACCATTTGTGGTGTATCACCTAGTAGTGATGATACAGTTTTCACATCTAGTCCATTTGCTAATAGTTTTGTAGCATAAGTGTGTCTGAGATTGTGTGCAGATAAGTTATCTCCAAAGCGTTTAAGGTATGTATTAATTTGCCATTTAACTCCATTCTTTTTGTATGGGTTTAGCACAAGGTCATGTTCAAACTCTAACTCATGTGATTTATACTCTATAAGTATATTCTCCAATATAGGCGGAATTGGCAAAATTCGCACTGAATTGGCGGTTTTAGTTTTCTCAAAGGTAATTACACCTTTACGGAAAGAAAGTTGCTTATTGATGTGAATTTGACGATTTTCTAGGGATATATCATTCCAAGTTAGTCCATATACTTCACTAAATCTCATCCCTGTATATCTAGCTATCTGTAAAAAGTAATAGGCTTGTGGATATTTCTCACGCATAAACTTTGCGAATTGGTTTAAATCTTCATCTGTTATCGTATGGATCATATTTTTACGTTCCACACGTGGCAAACTAACACCAGTACATGGGTTATCACCAATTATCTTGTATGGGTTGATAGCTATATAGAATATCCTTTCCACTACCTTATAATACGAATTAATAGTAGTTGGTGATGTAACCATTTTATTTACTACATTCTGAATGTGTAGCGGTTTAATGTCAGACAATTTCATATCGTGAATTGATTTGTAAGCACATATAGCGTGATTGTACATAACCAAAGTACTGTGCGCAATGTGTGCCTTTTTTATTTCTAAAAACATATCCGCAAATTCCTTGAATGTTAATTCTTTCAAGGTTACATCTTTGGTTAAGAGTGCGTTTGTGTCTAATTCTTTAACTATAACGTGTCCGTATTCCTTAGCCTCACGTTTAGTTTTAAAGCCTTGCTTAGACTTTTGTTTCCATTTGTAGCCGTCTTTGTACGCTACAATGATTTGAAAGCCTTTGTCTTTTTTGCGTATTGTAAAGTTATATTGCATAGTGTACCTCACAATATATGTGTGTAGAAGTTGATACCCTCAAACTCAATTTCCCTAGCGTGTGCCATGCGTTCGATTAAATCAATATGAGCATGACTATACATATCATCATTTAATATATGACCTATCTCATGTAGTATACCTTTGCGTTGTACATCAATAGGCTTATCACTATTAACGAGAATGGTATAAGTACCATCATCATTTAGTTTTAATACCGCAGTTTGTGTAGGTCTTAACTTAGTGTAAATCAAAACTATGTTCATAATACTTAACCCCCTTATGGGGATATTGTACATAAAAGAATGTGTATAAAATTCCTCATTATTTACTTGTTATTAAACTGAACAACCAAACTAAAACAGAAGTAAGCCATATAGACATTGAAGAAACAATACCTATACTTAATATAAAGTTGGGTTTGTAATTAACAAATAATACATTTAGTAGAATTGAAATGATTAGCCACGGAACAAAAACTCCATAAGGTTTGTTTTGTTTTGAATATAATAATACAAATAATATAGTGGCTATGATACCTACAATTCCAGCAATAGTAGGATAGCCAAAGAAATAAGCCACTATAGATATAACAGATAATAGCAATTCCATATTATTTACCCTCACGTTTCTTTAACATTTCAATAGTGTTTATTACAAATTCAATATCATCTTTGGACATATTCTTACTAGCATCGAATAATAGTCTAAGATTAGGGTTATCTTTTACTGCTTGTGCATATTCTGAAACTTCACGATCTTCATAATATTTCAAACCCATTAATTCTTCAGGTGTAGTATTTAATGCCTTAGCGAAAGCAAATATTTTAGATTGAGATAAATCTACTTTACCGCTTTCAATCTTTGCAATACTGGTTCTATCTTTATATCCAACTCTTTTCGCTAATTCATCTTGCGACATTTTCAGGTTTTCTCTTAATGTTTTTATATTGTCGTATAGTGTCATGTCAAATCACCTCTTAACGCTATTATCTATTATGATTTTAAATGTAATGTGAAATAAAATCAACTTTTATAATAAAAAGTGTTGACATACATTCACCACGATGTTATATTATGAGTGTGAAAGAAATTCACATAATAAAAAATGAAAAGGGGGTGTAGAATGAACATCTTAAAACAAATGATTGATGACAAGGGATATAAGTTATCTCATGTAGCAAGTGAGTTAAACCTTACTAGAGAGGGTTTATATAAGAAGTTGAGAGGTGATACAGAATTTAAAGCATCTGAAATTGCAAAGCTAGTTGAATTGTTAAAGTTATCTAGCAAAGAAACTAGAGAAATTTTTTTTAAATAAAATAGTGAATTAAATTCACGCAAGGGGATGAGATATGGAGAGTTTGGTATACACAGTAGAGCAAGTAGCCGAACTGTTACAAATTTCAACAACATCTGTATACAACCTAAGAAATGATGGAAAGCTAACACAACTGCCAAATATAAGCGGTGTGAAGTTTAGCAAAAGAGAGGTTGAGGCATTAGCTGGTGTTGAAGATGAATATAACGCAATCGGTTATAGAAAACTACAAAGCGAGGTGGAAAGCCTAAGAAAAGAAAATCATAAGTTAAAGAGTGAAATAAAAAAAATCACCAGCCAAATGCTAGTGATTGTAGGAGAAGATTTGAATGATTAAGTTGTGTTACGCACTACGAACAATAACAGGGTTACTTGCTATTGGTGCGGTGGGAAGTATAGAACTAGACCAAATAGGCTTATGGACTGGGTTTTTACAAATGATGTTAGGTATAACCACATGGCTATTAACCAGCTATTGGCTAGATGAATGTAAGATTTATGAAAATAAAAAAGTCCGCTAGTGAAAAGTGTAGAAGAAGTTTAGCGGACTTGGTAGAGAGTATGTGAAATATCTCTACTTGTATTTTATCACAAGGAGAATTTGAATGCCAAGTTTATATGAACTAAATAAAGATTATAAAAAGTTGCAAGCGATGTTAGAAGTAGCTGAAACGGAAGAGGATATGCAAGCCATCCAAGATACTTTGGATATGTTAGTTTGCAGCATCGATGAAAAAATCGAAAATACTGCAATGTTTATCCGCAATATCAAAGGCGATATTCAAGCATTTAAGAATGAGTCAAAACGGCTAAGTGCTAAAGCTAAGACTTTAGAAAACATGACAGAACGATTGAAAAATAACATTGATCATGTCATGAAAGAAAACCAACTAACAGAAAAGAAAGTTGGACAATTCAAATGTTACTACAAAGAAAGCGAAACAGTAGAAATTGATGATTTGTATGCATTGCCTGATGAGTTTAAAAAAACAACAATTACTGCCGATAAGGTGGCAATCAAGAAAGCAATCAAAGCAGAACAAGAAGTAGCTGGTGCAAGAATTGAAAAGCACATGAATTTGCAGATTGGTTAGGTGAAACATGGAAAACATAGAAAAAATAACTGATAGCCAAGTAGTTTTAACTCAAAGGGTTGGTGATATTCAACATAAGTTGAAAGCACCTAAAGGACAATACAATTCCTTTGGTAAATACAACTATCGCAGTTGTGAGGATATTTTAGAGGGTGTTAAGCCGTTGTTGAAAGAACACAACTTAGCACTTCTCATTGATGATGAAATCGTACAAATTGGTGAACGATACTATGTAAAGGCTACCGCAAAAATTACGGATGGTAGAGAGATTGTAAGCGCGACTGCATATGCAAGAGAACCTGATACAAAAAAAGGTATGGATGAAAGCCAAATTACAGGTGCTACATCATCTTACGCTAGAAAGTACGCACTCAATGCATTGTTATGTATCGATGATACAAAAGATGCTGACACCATGGACAATAGCAAAAAGCCAGTACAACAAACACAAGAAACTGTATACAACTGGCAAACGCTAAAAGCTAGAGCCACACAAGGTGGTATTAGCGAAGAAGATTTAGTCCATTATGTAACGGAAACATTAAAGGTTAAGAAACCATCTGAACTAACACAAGAACACTACCAACAAGCGTTTAATTGGGTTAATGCTAAAAGGTACGCACAACGATGAAGTGGACAGATATAAAAGGATATGAAGAATTTTATCAAGTTAGTGATACTGGGTTAATCAGATCTAAAGATAGAAAAGTAAGGTGTGGTAATGGGTTTTTAATAAGAAAAGGGAAATTGTTAAAATTACAAGCTAATTCACGAGGATATTTAAGAGTCCAACTTTCTGATGGTGTTGTAAAAAAATTTCAATTTGTACATAGATTAGTTGCCAGTCATTTTTGTTTTAGACCTAAAGGGTGTGATGTAGTTAATCACAAAGATTTTAATTGCCAAAACAATAATGTTGAAAATTTAGAATGGACAACTGCTTATGGAAATTTTAGATACTCGTTTGACAGAGGTAGGTTCGACTACACGAAAGAAAGGAAATCAAAACTTAAAAATTCTTTAATCAAAAAGATGGGGAAACCTATAAAAGGTGAAAATGTACAAACTGGAGATATAAAGCAATATAAATGCTTGAACGATTGCAAGCATGATGGATTTCAAACATCTTGTGTTAGTCAGTGCTGCAATGGAATAAGGAAAAGTCATAAAGGCTATAGATGGTGGTTTGAGTGAAATTTACAACAAAAGGTGTCAATTTAATTAAAACGATTGGCTATCAACTTGTTATTCCTGTATGTGGTGATAATGAACTGTCTAAAATTTCGCCTGATATTGAATACGAGATAACAATTCAAAAAAAGAAAAACAAACGAAGTCTAAACGCCTCAGCATACTGTTGGGTTCTATGTCAAAAGATAGCGGAAGAATTAAGTAAAACTTGGTACACCTCAAAAGAGGATGTGTACCGCAAAGCAATAAAAGACTGTGGACATTTCACATATGTACCAGTCCATGAGGATGCAATCGAACGTTATATTCAAATATGGAAAGGTCATGGGTTGGGATGGATAGCAGAAGATGCTGGCGAATGTAAAAGCATTCCATGGTATCACAACATAATGTGTTACCACGGTTCATCGGTATATACAACTGCAGAAATGCAACGGCTTATTGACTGCTTAGTTGATGAGTGCAACCAGCTTGGAATAAAACTTGATGATAGCGATTATATCCAATCATTAGTTAGGGAGTGGGAGAGTGAACAAAAGAAAACGTGAAGATGAAAAGCTACTAAAACAAAATAGACCTAAAGTGCTAGAGCGTGATAACTATTCATGCGTACTGTGTGGCGGTCATGAGGGTATAGCGATACATCATATTGTATTCCGTTCACAGTTAGGAAAAAGCACAATGGATAACTTAGCTTGTTTGTGCGTGCATTGCCATATACCAATAGCACATGGGGTGTTTGCTAAAGAGGTTAGAAAGCGATTACAAGAAATTGTTAAGGAAAGGAATGATAGATATGAAGAAACACAAAATTGAAGAGTATGAAAAGTTGGATATGGTAAGAGCCCTGATTAGTGCAAGAATTGATTATTACCAACAAAAGCAAGGCGATAAAACATTCCATCAAGACATTATCGAAGAGTTGGAGTGTATCAACTCAGTTGTATATGCTGGTCTAAATTCCTTTTTGCGTAAAGTGGTTAATAAAACGCTTGATAAGGAATAGTCTATGGCAGAGCCTAAAAGATACTTTTGGTTGAAGTTGCACAAAGACTTTTTCCAAAGGAAAGAAATTAAAAGATTAAGAAAGATTGCTGGTGGTGATACCTATACAATTATCTATCTCAAAATGTTACTACGTTCAATCATGAGCGATGGGAAACTCTACTTTGACGGACTGGAAGATGATTTTGCATCAGAACTTGCATTAGATCTTGATGAAAAAGAAGAGAATGTGCAAATTACTGTACAGTACCTACTTAAAAGTGGACTGCTTGAAATGTGTTCTGATGAGGAATACTACTTGCCTGATGCAAAAGATAACACAGGTACTGAAACCGCAGTAGCTAGTAGGGTTCGTAGACATAGAGAAAAGCAAAAAGCGTTACATTGTAACGCAGATGTAACGCAAATGAAACAACTTTGTAACGGAGAGAAAGAGAAAGAGAAAGAGAAAGAGAAAGAGAAAGATAGAGAGATAGATAGTAGTGCAAGCACTACAACAAAACGCAAGCGTTTTGAAAAACCTACTCTATCTGAAATTAAAGCGTACTGCATTGAAAGAGGTAATAAAGTAGATGCACAACATTTCTTTGATTATTACGAAAGTAATGGCTGGAGAGTTGGTAAAAACTCTATGAAAAACTGGCAAGCAGCGGTTAGGACTTGGGAAAAAAACAGTTATACAAATACAACAAAACAAACAAAGAAAACAAATACAGAACAAACATTAGATGCGATTTACAAAGTTATGAATGAGAGTGAGGTGGAATATGGCGAAAGCGGATGTAATGGAAGTAATTCTGTTGTTACAGTCAACGATACCAAATTCTAAATTGTCAGAAGAAAATGTCAGAGCGTATGTATCGTTTTTATCAGATATAAACCCTGTTACGTTAAAGCAAGCGGTGATTAATCTTGTGAAGATTAATAAGATTAAGTTTTATCCATCAGTAGGTGAAATATTATCCGCTTGTGAAGAAATAAGTAATTATGTAAATGCATATGAAGAAATTCCCATTGCACAAGATGCATGGGAAAAGGTTAGGAGATGCGTTAGTACATATAGTTTTGAGCATGGGTTGAACCATTTAGACGGAATAACTTTACAAGCAGCGAAAACAATTTGGTCATCGTTCGACCCTAGAATGGGTGATGATTATAACGAGGCAAGTTGTAGATCACAATTCATCCGTTGCTATGAACAGTTGGCAGAACGAGAACAACGTAATAATAGGGTGGCAAATGCAATAAAAGAAAACCATGTATTGTTGCAAGCACGAAAGAAAGCAGAACGTGAACGTGCATTGATTGGTGCTGGTCAAAAGCAAATAGAAATGACTGCCACAGGTAACTTGGTAGAAGTAGCAAAAGAACCAGTAGATGTAACGGAAATAATCAACAAAAGCAAAATGTCTGATAAAGGGAAAGAGTTATTGAAACAAGCAATAGGGGGATAGATGAAACAAAAGCCAAAGGAATTTGAAGTGAGTTGTAATGTATCGTTCAATGTTAGCTTTACAGTACTAGCAACTAGCGAAGAACAGGCTAGAGTGAAGATTGATAACCTACTTGAAATCATGCGTAATGAGGCAACAGTTGATTGTCATATTCACCCTAGCTACGATGTGTACGTTGACGATGTAGAGGCAACCATGAATGGGATGTATTACTACTAAGGGGGATAAATTGATTAGCCGAAAACATAAGATGGTGATAACTATCGAAATACCCTTGACTGTAGAAACAGTTAACGAGGCGAACGAACAAATGACGATGATTATGCAAGCTGATTGCAAAACATTCGATAACATCCATGAAATGATGAGAGCCTACAAAGGTAAGATGTACATCGAAAGGAAGTTAATTGGTAAATAAGGAGAATATATGAACACAGTACAAATTATGGGAAACTTGGCACGTGATCCAGAGGTTAGATACACACAATCTGGAAAAGCGGTAGCCACATTTACAGTAGCAGCAAGCAACACTTTCACATCAAGCGATGGTGAAACAAAAGAGCAAACCGCTTTCATTAATTGCGTAGCATGGGGAAAGCTAGGCGAAAGCATTGGTAATTTGAGGAAAGGCAATAGAGCGTTCGTAGAGGGTAGACTTCAAACACGTTCCTATGAAACGGCTGACGGTCAAAAACGATATGTAACCGAGGTGGTAGCAAACTTTGTAGGAACATCATTAACGAATGATGAAACTACATCCAGTAACTTTGATAGTTTTGAAAACAATAATACGGATGAAAATGTTCCGTTTTAGGTGATTAAATGGCTTATAAACATAAAGATTGTGTTAATAACTGGATAACTAGTAAAAAGAAACATCCACGATATGTGCAACTTATGAAGTCATTACAATTATTGTTTTGGTTATTTCAAGAGGCAAAATATGTAGACTTTATAAATGTTGTGTATGGAGAAAACAAAGATAGTTATGAGGCTGCATTTTGTAGGATAAAAGCATATTACAAACAATATCCAAAATTTAAAACACGAAAATTGCCAAGGATAAATGGTGATTGTGATATGTATGATATACCGCCAAGCCAGTTATAAGGAGTAAGTATCAAATGGATGCACCATGTAAGGGATGCGAATACAGAGAAGTAGCTTGCCACGTTAAGTGTCCAGCCTACCGAATGTACAAACGCAAAAGGGAAACAATACAAGAAAACACAATCAAACAAAATGATGTGTTAGCGTACCTTGGGAACAACGTAAAGAAAGTTAAGCATCGTATGAGAAAAGCAAAGTATGGATGTACTGTGATTGATTGAGGTGAAGAGAAAAGAGGATGCACATTTGGGGGTTATTTGATGATGGTAATGGCTGCTATCGTCAAGCGGTAGATGAATATAACGTGAATATGGGGGGGCAACACACGATCACATCAATAGGAATTGGTGATGCGTGTATCAGCCAAGACCTTGCAGTTAATATGCTACATAAACCAAACGCACTATGGGAACAGTTGGACAAGCTAGATAGACCTGATGTTATTCTAGCTAGTCCACCATGTGAAAGTTGGAGCGTAGCAAGTGCAATGAAAGGTGGAAACGCTTGCTGGAAACAAGAAAAGGACATGACTATCAATCTGTTCGGTGAATACGAACAGGGCAGTAAATTCACAATCAGAAATCACATCGATTATGAAAACTACCAATTCAAGTACGATAAGTCATTCCTAACACGTATCAATGGTGAAATGTGTATCTATAACACATTGAAAATCATTGAGCGTTACCAACCCAAAGTATTCGTGATTGAAAACCCAGCATATGGGCGGATATGGGAATACATAGCAAATGTAATAGGGTTCGATGTTCCTTATGAGAATTTAACCTATTACAACAACTATGATTACCCAGTTAAGAAACCGACAAAGTTTGGTAGCAATATCGATTTGAAGTTATTGAAAGATGATATAAGGAACACCATTAAATTCAATAAGTTAAATACGATTGGTATTAATCGATACAACACAAGGTCGCATATTCCGTTGGAGATGGTGAAAGACATTTTGAAGAGGTGCGAACAGTATATAGAGGGGTGATGATCATTGCCAATAAATAGTAAGGATAAGGGAAAGCGTGGAGAACGAATGTGGCGAGATGTGTGTAGGTCGCATGGGTTTGATAAAGTCCGAAGAACTGCACAATATTGTGGTAATACAGGTGATGCAAGCGACTGTGTAGGTTTACCAAATATACATCAAGAGGTGAAGTTTGTGGAAAACCTCAACGTGCGTAAAGCATATGAGCAAGCTGAACACGATGCAATAGCTGCAGATAATGGCGATATGCCTATAGTAGCTTGGAAAAAGAGTAATAAGCCTTGGTTAGTGGTGTTGAGTGCGGATGATTTCTTCCGCATCTATAAGGGAAGTGAATGGAGTGAGGAACATGGCAGTTAATATGAGTGAGTTTGTTCCTGATAATAACTTAAATTGGCTTGCGTTAGCAGCTTGTGTTTACGGAAATATAAGTGCTGGCAGAGCGTTATGTTGTTTGGGTTTGAAAGGTACAAAACCACAGAAAACATATACACGTGTAAGTGATTTAGATGGAAATTTATTATTAAAAATGCATGGTAGTGGAATGTCATTAAGGGCAATCAGTTATAAGGTTGGTGCAAATTATAAGACAGTCAAACGTGCATTGATAATGTTAGGAGTGGAATTTTGAGGGAACAAATGAAAGTGAAGTTGGTTAATGAGTATGCACAACTACCAACTAGAGGTAGTAAAGATGCAGCTGGGTTAGATGTGTATTGTCCGTTTCATATCAAAGTGCCTGCTGATAGTCAAAAGAAAATTCCGTTAGGGGTGGCGGTAGAGATACCGAAAGGACACATGGGGTTATTAGTGCCACGAAGTAGTATGAGTAAAACACCTCTAAGATGTGCAAATAGCGTAGGTATTATTGATGCTGACTATAGAGGTGAATTGAGTATTGCATATGAAAATGTATCTTGTAGCGATTACATGATATTTAGAGGTGATCGCATCGCACAATTAATCATCGTACCAGTAGCAATGGTCGATGTATTAGAAGTCGATGACTTGAGCCGAACAGAAAGAGGTGCTGGCGGATATGGCAGCACAGGTAAATAAGTTATCTAAATTAATTAACATAAAAGGAGAAATTAACATGAACAACAAATTAGTATTAGCAACAATGGTTATGGCAGCAGTTACAGGTAGCACATTTGCAAATGGTTTGGTAGTAGGTCAAGTAGAACCAAACACTACTGCACCTGTGGTTAGTGGTTACAACTCCGCAGCATTAGGTGTGAATACAGTAGTTACTGGTACAAGCACAATCGTTTTAGGTCGAGATAATAAAGTTAGCGGTAACGATACAACTGTTATCGGTTCTAACAACGGAACAGTAAGTGCTAACCAAACTACAATCATCGGTTACAACAACAAAACAAATAGCAACCAAGAGCAAGTGGTAATCGGTGCTAACTCCGAAA